CTGATGCCTCGTCTACGTTGCCTGATCCTCTGGATGATACGCCTAATTTTACGCCTGATTGTAACATTGTTTCTACTAATTTTCCCATTGGTGTTGGGAGAATCTTTAATTTACCATATCCGTTATGTCCATCCATCCACATGCTTGTTAACATGTGAGAAACTCGATCTAAATTAATCTTTAAATCTTCTGGATGGTCGACCTCGCCAAGGACGCTTGAGCCCCCGGCGATTTGATCGGATATTTTGCTAACTGCTTTATTAATTTCGAAAGTAGGATACACTCTCTGGTTTGCATTTTTAACGTTACCTTGAATGCAAATGCCTTTCATGTACAAGTCCTTACCTTCGTTATTTGTTTCAACCACAACTTGTGCTTGATCAAATGTTAGGTGTTCTGACAGTACTTGCATTATCCTATTTCCTTATTTTGTAGCAACTGGTGATTTATCAGTTGATGCAGTGTCAGTCTGTGGTTTAGGAGTGCCTTCAGTAGAAGTTTTAGTAATTCCACCTGCATTCTTAAAATTTTTGCCCATAACTTTCGCTGTGTCGCCTGTTAATGCTTTTCCAACGCCGCCTTTTTCTTCGCCGCCTTGGTCCATTTTTACTGGAGATGCATTATTCATTGCTTTATTTTTTGAAGCAACTACTGATTTTTTTGAATCAGCACCTGACTCTTTGCCCATTTTTTCAGCACCATGACCGTCTTTAACCATGTTTGCATACTCTTTAACAATAGTGTCAGCGTCTTTTGAATCTGTGCTTTCGAAAGGTGAAATACCTTCTTCTGGCTGGTCATCGTCACTGTCCATCATTTTTGCAAACTCAGCTTTTAACTCGTCTAGTTCTTTTTCTAATGGAGCAAACATTTCTTCTGCTTCAGGGTCAGCATCGCCGTCACCGTCCATGTCCATGTCGCCGTTATCGTCGCCATTTTCATCTCCCATGTCAGCCATATCGTCGCCTTGTGCTTCTGCTTCAATGTCTGAAATTAAATCGTCAGTTTGATCGCCGCCGATTTCTTCAATTGTTTCTTCACTAGATTCAGTAGCTTCATCAACTTCTTCATCTTTTTTCATTTTCTTTTTCTTTTTGTCGTCGCCGTGCATAGCCTCGTCGACATCGTCTTCTTTAACTTCATCAGTTTCAGCATCGTCATCATTGTCAGATGCTTCTTCAACTTCATCAGTTTCCGAAGTTTCCTCTACTTCTTCGTCTTCAGCAAGGATTCCTTCATAAATTTGTCTTGATTTCTCTACAACAATTTCATGAAATAGCTTTTCAGCCTCGTCCTTTTGCTCATTAACAAGTAAGTCTAGGAGTGTTTCAAATTTAGACATGATAGTCTCCTTATTTGGTTGATTAAGTTTGTATTTAAGGTTGTACGGCAGGTTGCCCCTTTTAAGGGGTCTTTTTTGACATTTCCTGTAGGTGTTCGTCAAATATACTATAATTTATGTCTATCCAATTGGACTTAACTGCAAGTTTATTGGGAGATTTTTGATTATCAAGCACTACATGGTAAAAATTTGCACTTTTATGATTATCACAATTTGTCACCATTTGATTGAGCCAGTTGCCAAAATATGTTCTTCCAGAACTTGACTTGCGATATCTTTCTTGGCCTTTGTACATATTATTAAGTTTACTACCTGCTTTTTCATCCACTTTGCCGTCTGCTGTAACCCCAAAAAAATCCATTCCAATAATATAAATTGTTTGAAACTTTTTGTATTCCAGTGCTAGTCGTGTTGCTGTTGGACCTGATGACCAGCCCCAATCTTTTTGCAGTCTTTTTGGACGAGGGTCTTTGATGCCGCCTCTAGGATATGTCCAGTGTTCAGTTTTGTCTGGAACATTGCGTTCACACAGCCACTTGACTGTTGCAATATCAACACTGACCAGTGCGTCTGGCCAAAAGTTTTCTACTATAGGTAAAACATTCATTCCTATAATGTATCCTTTGTCACGCATTTTGTTTAGATCAAAACCTTTGCGTGATTCTCCGTTTGCTATAATAAAGCAAATATCACCCTGCGGACGATATGATGTGTCTTTGGGTGGAACTTCTCTTTCTATGTCACGTGGACTTATCTTGGCTTTGCTGGCAATTTCTTTAAATTTTTCAATATATTTTTGAGGATTTTTTATTTCATCTGGTGACAACCACGCAGATATTTCGCCACTTTTGTTAAAAAGTGTAACAGTGGACTTGCCTTGTATTGCCGCTTCGCAGGCAGCTACTCGCCATTTGGATCTTCTTGACATTGATGTAATTAATTATGATTATGCAGGAACGGCCGCGTCAGCAATTGACCCGCCATACATCTTTTGATACATTTCTATAGACTTAGATTTTTCTCTGCGTCTTTCATGTATAGTGTGTCTTAATTGATTGATCATTTCTAAGGTAAGTCTTGACTTTCTAGTGTCATCTAGATTGTACACAGTGACATCTTCTTCTTGTGTAATTCTGTTTTGATCTAGTTCTGTAAAAAATTCAAATAGTTGCATATTGTTATTTAATTAAATTTCTATATCAGTGTCGCCTTCGTCACCTGCTTCAAGATCTCCGCCTTCGGTATCTATATCTGGTGTTTCAGGAGTTGCATCTGTTTGATTGGATATATCACCTGCTATGCCGCCGCCTGTGACGCCAACATTACGTAAATCTTCACCTTTTACTGCTTCATCTTGCGATTCGCCTTTTTCTTCTGCCCACATCTGCATGTTTTTAGCAAGTTCTTCTTCACTTAATCCTAAGAAACGTTGCAGTGCAAATCTTTTACTCAAATAAGGCACTTGTTCAATCTGTGTAAATGCTTGTACTCGTTGATTGTCTAGTTCTATCTGTCTGTATGCGGCAAAGTTTTGAGGTGTACACAGTCTAAGATCAAACAATGATGTATCAATGTTAATGCCTCGTTGTTTTAGAAACAGTTTAAATTCATTGTTTAACGGTGGAAATACAATCTCTTGTAATCGTTGGCAGTATTTGTTAAATCTTAATTCTTGAATGTATGCTGTGCCTACTCTACCATCTGAATACTGTGGGTTTGCTCCATCATCTGGGCCAGTTGGCAAATACGATGAAGGTATTCTTAATGCACGAAATAACTTATTAGTAAAGTATCTTAAATCATCAATCTCGCCTAAGTTTGTGCCACCAGGCAATGTTTCAACTTTTGATCCACGTCCTTCTGCTGTTTGTGGAAAGAAATAATCTTCATTGATAGACAACGGATTGTATGATGCATCAATCGAGTTGGAACCACCGCTTTGAGACGGAATACGTCTTTGGTGAATCTCATTTTTTACACGTTCAACAAAACCCATTGCCATATGTGTAGGCATGTTTCCTACATCAATGTAAAACACTCTACGTTCAGGTGCTCTGTGTACTCTGTAAATTATGATTGCATCTTCAAGTAATTCTTTTTGTTTGAATGTTTTGAAAACAGTTTCTAATATGGATGTACCAAATGGAAAGTTTGAATCTAATCCTTCTGATAATGAAATGTGTGTGACATGCTTGGCATCAATTGCGTATTGATTTTGTTGATCTTCAAATCTGCCTGCTGATCCTGTGCCATACGATCCTGGTCCTGAATATGCTCCGCCACGTTTGCCATATCCTTGATCCATCACAGCAGATGATCCTGGAGATGAATATGTGACATTGGCCGCTACTTGTGAACCACTGAGTGATTCTAAATTTAGATTCAAATCCGCAAACACATATTGTTCTGGTTGTTTGCCTTTGGATTCATTTACAATTACTTTGTCACACTTGGAAGCTGCCACGTGAATAAGTTCTTGTGTTTCGGGATCTCTAATAAAAAATGAATCGCCATACTTTAATACATTGCGAAACATTCTAAACATTCTGCGATTCCAGTCATTGATCGTAGCAAATTGTTTTATTGCATCATTAAGAATTAATGCTTCTGTTTCTGTAGGCTCTGATTTGAATTCAATTTCAAATGGCGTGCCTGTTTTTTTATTGCCTTGTGTGCAAAATTCTGCAATGATATCCAGTGCCGCATTCACTTCTGAATCTTGGTCCATTTGGTCATATTGGAAGTAACGTTCTTTTCTGTTTGGGTGTCCTGTGTACACTTCTGGCAGATATGAAGTGTAGTTTCTCTTGCCCATGGCAGCCATACCTGTGGCTGTGTTCGTGCCACTTACTGGTGACATTGACCCATCCGGTTGTACAAGATTAAAATATTTTTTCCAACTCATTGTATTATTATATGTTTTTTATTCCTTGATTGCAAGTATTTACTATCCCTGTGGATGACCCTTGTATTTTTGGTCTGTGTTAGCCTTTTTGTTTTCAATATTGTTTTGTTCTGTCAGTGTAACCAATCTTTGTAAGAGAGCTTCCAACTGTTCCTTGCTACGTATTTCTCTGCCTGTCTCAGGATCAACCAAGTTTGCCGCACCTCTTTTAGACATATTGAATGTTTTTTTGTAATCCTGTGCGATAGGTTCTGTTGTGCCGCTTCTCTCATACACAAACTGATTCAGTCTTTTGTTGAAATACATTTGCAGTCCGGCCTCGTCTACTGTCGTTTTAAATCTATTTGTCCCTAGGTTTTTAATCTCACCAGTCAATCCCTGCGAGGTAGCGACATCTTCTATGTTCTTTGTTATCATCCTCTTTTCGTAAGTGGGATCAATTTTCCTTAACATTGCATCAAAACCTGTAGTCATCTCTAACAGCAGACCCACTAATGGTCCTGCGGCAGTGCTCAATTCCAATAGTCTTGATTGAAATGTGCCCACAGCATCTTCAACTTTGACCTTGCCAAGTATTATACCGATGGTAGTTGCATCTAGACCTAAGTTTTCCAAAGCCTCAACACTAAGTCCACCACTTTTGGCCATCCCTTCCGCTAATTTTATCTGTTCTTGAAATTGTGCATTAAACGCCTTATCTGCTTCTTTGATATCTTTGAACGGTACAAAATCATCGCCCATTTTGGCTTTCATTGATGCATTCAACTTCATAAGTTGTGTCCCTGTGGCTGTACCTGCTAAAAATAAATCTCCTATGCCGGCAAATTGTGAATCCAACAGGCCTAACTGTGTTAATTGTTTTCCCCTGTCACTTCGAGCAAAGTCCGCTATAATTTTTTGAACTTTGGCAGTTTCACCTACCACATCTGCGCCTTCCTTAATATTGACCAATGCTGTGTCTAGTGCTTCACTAAGTCCAGGAACAAATGCTATTAAATTTGCTTGGGCGGCATCAACTAGAGGGAAACCGGCAGATCTTGCTTCAACTAATGAACCTAGATCCGAATTAAATTCCCCCATGGTAGCTGCAAACTGGGTCAATTCCAATTGATACTCTTCTCCCATAATAGCTGCCTGGAAAGCTTGTGAGGTTGCTTTACGTAGGTATGCAGATTTTTGTTCCTGCACACTCTGTCCGGTCAATTCAGCAAGACGTCTTTCGTTGGTTGCTCTTTTGAGCATGGCCTCATTAAGTTCTGACTCACTGCCCATCATCAATCTGCGGTTGAATCTGTTCGATGTAATAAAGTCTGCAAATTCGTCTGCTATGTCGGTGGCATCCATGCCCAGCATTCTGAATCCCAGTCCCAAGGGCGACTTTTGATCAGTTAACCGTTCGAGCCTTTGTGAAAACTCAACTGCGGCATTGTTGATTGATCCACCAAAAATTCGTAGGCCATCATTGTTAGTGGCCACAATGTTGTTGAATTGATCCAGTGATATATTTGCTCTCAACACAGTCTCCAATGTGTCTCCCAAATCTGTTGTAAGTCTGAATCCAGCTTGTCCTAGTCTGCTGAATGAGTCAAACTGTAAGTCCATGAATGCTAATCTAAGTTTTGTAAGTTCTCCTGTGGTTTCTGAAGCCGCTGTAAGAAAGCCTCCCAGTATAGGAACCATTGACGTAAATCTTGTTACCTGTCCTACAGAAAAATCAACCACTGAATTCAATGAACTAAACGAACCATCTGCTTGGGCAATGGATTTGACCAAGCCGGTTGCTCCTGTTAACGTACTGCCTAGGATATTAAATCCTGTTTCCACTGCCGACAAAGCAGGGTGCATTTTTACAAAGGTTTTTGAAACTTTCTCTGCTTCTTTTCCAGTTTTCTTGATACTTCCTGCTACACCGCCTGCGCCGGATGGATCTGATCTTCCCTTGTTGCCTTTGCTTGTTCCTATGGCGTCTACTAGGTCACGCAGAGTGTCTTCTGAGGCAAATCCGGTAACTGGTATTGAGAAGGTTTCTTCTGCTATTGTAACGTCCTTAAAGCGAACTGCCATTTTTTTATCCTATAAATACTATTATTATTAAGTATTTATTGAAACTTTTTTATGACAAATACAACCAATCCACTTTCTAAATATTTTAGACAGATAGCACTTTACACTAGTGTACCCTCCGGTGGCGAGCATTATCCACAGGGCACACTAAAATTTGACAATGAAAAAGAATTAGGTGTGTATCCAATGACTGCCAAAGATGAAATGATGATGAGTACTCCAGATGCTTTAATGAATGGAGAGTCAACAGTGTCTGTGATTAGATCATGTGTGCCTGGCATTACAGATCCATGGATGATGCCTGTGATGGATATAGACACAATAATGATTGCTATCCGCATTGCCACATATGGTGAGCAAATGGAAGTTACTACTGCTATTCCTGGCCTCGACGAAAAGACAACAGTATCTGTGGACTTACGAGTTGCTAGTGATCAAATGGATACAAGGCCTTTTGATGGATATGTACCAGCTGGTCCTATTTCTTTCAAAATTAAACCAATGAGTTACAGACAACTCACAAATTTGCAGTTAAAGACATATGAACAACAGAGATTGATATCACAGGTGGTTGAATCAGATCTCAATCCTGCTGATAAACAATCAAAATTTTCCGAAATGTTCATGAGTATGACAAACATCACTGTGGCCAACATGCAAGAGTCAATTTTAGAGATCACAGCAGATGGGCAAAATGTTACCGACAGAGTATACATCAATGAATTTGTTGACAATATGGATTCAAAGCAGGCAAATCTTATAAAAGACAAATTGCAGGCTCAGACCCAATTGGGCAAACTAAAGCCAATTCCAGTATCCACTACCAAAGAACAACAAGAAAAAGGTGCTCCTGAAAAATTTGATGTGCCTGTATCTATGGATAATTCCAATTTTTTCGTATCAAAATCCTGACCCTCTCGCAGTCTGAAATAATAGATTATTTCAAAGAGCTAGACAACACAGTCAGTAATATCAAACATGAACTTGTAAAACTGTGTTGGTATATGAGAGGCGGTTTAGAATATGATTCTGCATTTATGCTATCACCTGATGATCGAACACACATGATCGAGGTAGTAAAAGAAAATATCGAAACTGTCAAGAAGACTAATTTACCATTGCTATAAATATTAATATGAAGCTAACTGACCTATTTGAATTTGATCCGAAAATTGCTGGTGCGGCACAGTCGGCAGCTTCTGGCATAGGACGAGCCGCTGATGCGTTGAAAGGGCCAATTCCACTTGGTAAAATAGGACAAGAAGTAGACAATATGCGGAATGCATTCAACAAGTATGCCACCCAAAAACAAGGTGACATGACCGGAGTAGAAATATTCACTACGTTTGTGGATGCCAGGAAAAAGAAAAATCCTAGAGATAATATTAACATCGACAGTGCTAAACTTGTAGGTGATGATGGCAAATTCAATGGACAAGAGATTCGGAACATATTCACAGCTATAGCAAAGGCTGAAAGAAAAGCGGCAAAGGCAGATTCTAAAGATACCGAGGTAGGACAAAGAGCAAGAGATCGCAGTGCATTTGCACGTGACGAAAAAGGTGCTATGATTCCTGATCTAGGTGACGTATAAACTTACAGTATAATTCACATTGAAATCAATATAGCTACTACTATGAAGAACGACTTTGCTCCTACTTCCAAACATGCAGTGTTGAACACCGATCAACGCAGAAACAAAACCAACTATGTGCTACAAAAGATGCTGATGACACATTCTCCTAAAGAGTGTGCTAATTTGCTGTTTGACTTCTTTGAAAAACACACCGATCTAAGACGTGCCGACATAACGTTGAATGATTTCATGCATGATTATGATGCTCACAAAGTAGACAACAAGTAAAGATTGACTACGTCAATCGCTCTTCGTTTGCACTCGAGCCTTATAATGCCGTTTCCTGATGTAGATCCTTCAGTCATAAGCCAACTATTACGTTGACCTATGTTTCTGATGTGAGTCACATCAATCACTCGCCAGTGTTGCCACCCTTTTGGCTCTTTCCGCTTACCATACACACGTGATTTTTAAGGAGTCTCTCAGTTGGCAGTGACTCCATCGGGGTATTGACTTAATAGACGTCGAGCGATTCGCCGCTGTTGTTACAGAGTAGTTCGCTATGTTCCGAGACGTTATATTGCCTAAAAATTTTTTGAGTTGCCTTGTTGCCTTGCACTCATATATACACATATAATTTACAATGCCCGATCAAATTGAATATAACATTTGGAACAGTTGGGATCCACTAGAAATCATGATGGTTGGATCTTGTGTGCCTATACAGTATTTTGAACATGTGCAAGATCAAGATATCAGAGAAAAACTCACTCACATGTTGTATGAAACACAAGAGGACTTGAATAATTTTGCCAATGTGTTATCTGCACACGGAGTAAATGTGCTGAGAGAGACTGCAGATTCAAATGCGAGATTGTGGCCAAACAAACCTGCCTTTTATCATAACATAAAAACACTGCAACCAAGGAACTATCTTGCTGTTTTAGGAAACAGTTTAATTGTGCAGGATGAGAGTGATGCAGACAGATATGGAAAAATTATCAATATTGAAAAGAACAAAAAACAATCTTGGGCAAAATTGTTACAAAAAAAATTTCCCGAATTACATCCTCCTTGCTGGACTATGGTCGGTCGCGACCTGTTTGTTGATATACTGGCATTTGAGGAAAGGTCTGGCAATGTCAAACAGATAGTGGAAAAAATTACACAATGGATGGATGTATACTTGCCAGAATGTAAATTACACATACTTGAAATAGGTGGACACACAGATGGAAATTTTGCATTGTGCAAACCAGGAGTAATAATATCTCGTGATGATGTGCGTGTACATGATGAGCATTTCCCCAATTGGGATGTATATTATCTGCCTGAAACAGTGAACACTATTAAAACGTTTCAAAAAGCAAAAAGACACACATTAGGAAAATACTATATGGCTGGCGAAGAAGGCAATCAGCAGTTATGTAATTTTATAAATCAATGGTTATCCGAATGGCTAGGGCAAGTAGATGAAACTGTGTTTGACATAAACATCGTGATGATTAATGAATCTACTGCGTGTGTAATGACATATGACAAAGACCTTTTTGCATGGTTAAAACAGCATAACATCGAGCCAATCATTGTGCCTTTAAGACACAGACTTTTTTGGGACGGTGGGTTACATTGCCACAGTGCCGACCTAAAACGCAAAGGCAGTCCAGAAAATTATATTTCGTCTGGAAAATCTCTGTAAAGAAAGTGTTGAATTGTTTCTGTGTCGACCAATTGATTAAAATTAACATGTTTGTCGTCGATGTGTTTTTCATTACGTAATACAGATGTCATTGCATCGTCTAGTTGTTGCATGTTCTTAAATTCCATCATGATATGAAACTCGGGCAGATCCATTGATCTAAAACCTAATTTGGCTCTGGTTAATCTGTAAGATTGCATATTACCAAGTTCAACCATGCCATTCAAAAACTTACGCATTTTTTCAGCAAATTCGTAGCCGTCCACATCCGCATGATGATCCGCAAAAATATGATAGATATCCATATAAAATACTTACATATGCGGACATGGTATAAACATCAATTTGGAAAGTTAGACAAACAAGATATTCAGTTTGTTAAAGTCTTTGCCGAATTTGAAAAACATGAAGAAGAATATGCACTTGCTTGTGGATGGGCAGAAATTTCAGATAACGTATGGCAACAACTAAGAACCGTAAGAATAGATATTGAACAGTTCTGTAAACACAGCAAACAACCAAAAACTTCAGACACTATTGATATAAAATGCATTTCCGGTGCAGATGCCAAAGACATCATGCCAACGTTGGCTAAAATATACCAAAAATATCTAGATCATCATGGCTATACACTGTTGGAACCCAATCCAATAGAAGATATATCCGACACAGATGTTGTATATTTGTATTTTCATCAAAATGACATTGTGGGATTTTCCATATGGACAATATATGGATTGAGTCTAGATAACTGGCAAATGGCATGGGATTATGTTACACCTAAACTACAATTAGGAAAATACAGTTTATGGTATGAAATGCAACAAGCTCATAACCAAGAAAAATTATATTTTTATCTAGGAGCAAGTTATGACAAATCATGTCGATGGAAAAGCACATTGCCTGGTTTTGAGTGGTGGGACGGAGAAGTATGGCGAAAAGATGTGGATGCTTATAATCGGGCGATAGATATGGATAAAAACTTAATCATCAAAACGCCAATTGACAACATCATCTAGATTTTCTTTGGACCACTTGTGATAGTATTCTCCGTTTCGAAGCATCTCCGAGTGTTTGTTTATCTTGCTCAAACGTTGTATTACAACAAGAATTAAATCGCCATGGTTCATTTGTACGCCGTCAATCTCTTCGGGGTCCTGTGGATGATCTTCCAAAGCCACTAAATCTTTCGATCTGTATTTGTCATTTAATTCTTTAATTCGAGTAGATACTGTTCCTGCACTATTATATTGACGGGCCACGTTTGCACGTGCCACGATAATGGCTTCGAACTCGTCATTCCATGTTTCGAACACTTGTTCAGCAGTTTCCCAAATAGGTGTACACACCCCTTGAGTTGGTGCTTCAACAATCTTTATCTTGTCTTGCACTCGATACTGTCTAGCATACGGACATGGAGGCATGTTACCAAACGATGGATGTGGAGTTTCTACAAATTTTTCCATCCACTGGAGAATACTATCGATTACTGGTTGTGTGGCATCATGCATATAGTATATAATAGTTTAACATATGCAAAAAGTCAACGAAAGTAATCGTTATAATCTGCCTGTATATTTTGTGGCAAAAACTTATGCTGAGGTAAATCATCATATAACCATATCTATGGATGAAACTATAATTTTTGATGAACGTTTTACAGCCAACAAAGAACATACTATTAAACTAGACAAAATATTTGATTTTGTATGCAGTGATGTTAAGACATTTAAAATATCATGGAACGGTGACAAAGAATGCAGTGAAAAATATTTGAAGTTTAAACAGATAATAATAAATGAACAAGGAATAGGCTCCGATAAAGGAATATACAAACCAAATAAAGTTGAATACTTTGACAGTTTAACTGCTCATGAAAAACAAAGTAAGATAAAATATCATGGACACGAATATGGTTGGTTTGGCGATATAGATTTTATATTTTGTTTGTGGGACCGAAACGAAAAAAGCGATAATATCGCAAAATTTAAATATTATAAAACATTAGATTTAAACATACCACAAATATTAGTAGATTCATCTCTAAAATTTATACATAGAAGAGTAAAGAAAAAATGAAAATAAACAAATTTGATAATTTTACAAAATGTAAATCTGTTGTAGTTGGAAAAGTCAATTATAGTCTATTAGATATTGTAGATCCTAGACACAAAGATCATATCAAATTTGTTTTTGATGAAGTGGAACAAACATTAGAAAATATTGTAGATACTTTCAAATCATTTGATGTAAACGTACACAGGCCTAGACCTATAAAACACACTATTAACACACAACTAGAAACACCGTTTATAAAATTACGAGGAGTAAAAAATACACTTTGTCCTACTGATAGTTTTTCAATAATTGCAGATACAATAATTGAGTGTCCTAGTCCGCAAGAAACGGCATATTTTGATCATATACAATATAAACATATTTGGCAACAATACTTTGATAATGGATCAAAATGGATTGCCTCACCAATTCCAACTCACGCATCAGAGAATTGGGATAATATTGACGGCAACGCATATGGAGAAATTTTGTTCGATGGTCCTGCTATAAATTTATGTGGTAATAAAATGTTTGTCTCAGAAACTGCTGTAATTAATAAAAGAGCAAAAATATGGTTAAATCAACAATTTCCACAATTTGAAATCATTGATGTTAAAAATACTCACGGTCATCTAGATGCATATTTTTCCATATTGAAACCCGGAGTAATTTTTTCTGTTTTACCTAAAAATATGTTGCCAGATGTATTTGCAAACTGGACAGTTATAGAAAGTCCAGAATCAAAGTATTTGCCTGCAGAAGTAATTGACGACTTTATTCAAGATGATGACTATGAAAACACAACTCTAGAAGTAACAGGTTTTAGCATCGATGAAAACAATTATATAATGAACAAGCACACATGGCAAAATCACCCGAGTATCGTAAAACAAATTGAATCTCATGATATTAATGTTATTCCTATAAAATATGATGTAGCTAGATGGTTGGGACAAGGACTGTGTTGTATGATTAATTCAATTTCACGTGAAGGCACAATGGAGAATTATTTTTAATGTGGTTGTACAATAATAAATCTATTAAAGAATTGCCAGAAGACTGTGTTGGATTTGTGTATCTCATAACCAACACTACAACAGGTAGAATGTATGTGGGTAAAAAACTGGCAAAATTTAAAAGATCAAGACCACCGCTCAAAGGTAAAAAAAATAAACGTAGGCACACAGTAGAAAGTGACTGGCAAGACTATTATGGTTCAAGTGATTTGCTGACAGAAGATGTCAACACACTAGGCAAAGAAAAATTTAAAAGAGAAATATTATATTTTTGCAAGTCAAAAGGCGAGTGCAATTATTTAGAAGCCAAAGAACAGTTTGCTAGAGGTGTGCTGGAATCAGATGATTATTACAACGGTCACATAAGAGTAAGAGTACATGGATCTATTATTAAAAAATAAAAGCATCAATGACTAAAAAAATGTTATTTTACAAATCGATCATCTGGCAAATGATTGGTATTATATGGATATCTTTATTATCCTATGTATGGTTCGGTGACTTAATTCGATCTTTAAGTTTTACTCTTGTAGTTACAGTTGTAAGTATTTTTGTTTATGTCATTTACGAGATGGTATGGGAAAAATTTATAAAAAAATGAAAGCATTTATATTATTTTTAAGAGAAGTTAAAAGCACACATCAGCCGGCTATTAATGCAATGGTCAGTGCTAAAGCACATGGACTGGATGCTGAGATGTTTGAAGGGTACACACCTTCACGTGCAGACGAATACATCAAACGAGAAAATTTAAAGCCATATTTTCCAGGGCCAAAATTGTACAAAATTAAATGGAACAAAGGCGGTGTTAGAGGTTGTATGATTTCACATTTGGAAATGTGGAAAAAGTGTGTAGAACTAGACGAAACAGTTGTGATACTAGAACACGATTCTATTGTGGTATCAGACACATGGAAAACACCGTTTGATCAACTGCTTCATCTAGACAAACATCGATTTGTTGAACCAGATCCGGATCTAGATAGAGAATCAAATGTTGAAAAATTAGAACACTATCGAAAAGGACAACAACAACTGCAAGGTACATACGGCTATGTGGTGAAGCCGGAAACTGCTGAACGGTTGATTCGTGGAGCATATGAAGAAGGATTAACTGCCGCTGATATGTTTGTAAAAGATTTGTACTGTAATATACAAGTAGTAACGCCACGTGCAGTAAAAGTTAACAATCAAGAATCATTAACGTCAAACAGGGACTTCTATATATAGACATATGCACATCACACTCACAGGATCACACGGTTTTATCGGAACACATTTACGGAATCATTTGGAAGCAGGCGGACATACTGTAGACTGCTGGGATTTGTTAATTAACAAAGACATTGAAAATTTCAAGATACAACCAAACTCCGATCTGTGTATTCACTTGGCGGCAAAAGCCGATATAAGAGAAAGTTTCACTAACCCAGATTTATACTGGAACGAAAATGTTGTGAAGTGTAGAACAGTGTTTGATGAATGCGAGAAGTACAATATCAGAGTAATTTATGCATCATCGTCTGCTTGTTTGGAGTGGCACAGAAATCCATATGCACTATCAAAATATGTTGACGAATTTATGGCTCCTAAAAAATCCGTAGGCTTACGTTTTTCCACAGTGTGGGGAGATGGAGCAAGAGACACAATGTTGATATCAAAAATTAAATTAGGCATTGTTGAATATGCAACCACACACACTAGAGATTTTGTGCATGTATCGGATGTTGTAAGTGCAATACAAACAGTGATTGATCATCCTATAGAAAAAGGCGTATTTGAATGTGGTTGCGGTATTGCATTTAAGGTTGACCAATTGGTTGCAAAAAATGGATTTGATGTACCAGTAACAGATGGTGAAGATTTTGAATTAGAATCAAATGTACTTCCTTCAACCAAACTGCGGTCATTGGGTTGGGATCCCAAAATGAACGTTATGGAAACAAAATTAAGATGAAACTGTTAGAAGATGGATATTATATTCCAGACGGAGACGATCCAGTACATCATGTTGGGGGCAATGTTAAAGAACATGACAACAAAATACATGAAGAAGTTTTAAAACGAACCAACGGAAGAACACACATGATAGATGTTGGCGGCAATGTTGGAAGATGGGCAAATCACTATGCTGATACTTTCAAAAACGTCACTGCATTTGAACCTGCTGATTACAATATAGAATGTTTTAAAATAAACACCAAAGATAAATCAAACATCACTCTCAACGAATATGGCCTTGCAGATAAATCCGGCAAAGGTAAACTGGCAGTTGCTATAGATAATCATCTAGGATCAACAAGAGTATGGCCTAAAGATAATGGTGACATTGTTTTGAAAACAATGGATGAACACAACTATGATGTTGTCGACGTTTTAAAGATAGATGTAGAAGGTCTTGAAATTCCTGTACTCAACGGAGCGAGAAAAACATTAGAACGTTGTTCACCAGTGATTATAATAGAAAGATGTGTCCTTAATTCAGAAGCATATGGTTACACAAAAAATGACAGTCATGAATTATTAGTAGAACTTGGATATCAAAGAGCAGTGAAAGTGACTAGAGACTGTATCTATGTTAAATGAGTATCATGAAAACTTGTTACATCTACCAACACACAACGGCGTAATCAAATCAGATATCGACGGTTGGTTACAACCTGTGGAAGCACACTACCTATATAAGTGTGCATATGATTCAAACAATATATTAGAACTAGGATGTTATCACGGATTGTCTACAACCGTTATGACCCAGGCCTTAGTAGACTCTGGCAACAAAGGCACGATGACAACGTTAGATGTATTCGAAGAAAATATTAATATAACAAAAGCCAATGTGCAAAGACAAACACCAAACGTAAAAATAAAATATGAAATTTCCGATGCAATTAATTTTGTTCTATCTGATGATAACAAGTATGATTTAATTTTTGTAGATGCTAATCACACATACGACTGGATGAAAATATTAACACAAAAATTAACAACAGTATCAGAAGGTAAAATTGTGTTCCATGATTTTTTTCATAAAAATACAGGAGTACAAAAAGCAGTTGAAGAAATATTAGGACCCCCAAAACACAAAGTTGGATCAATTGGAGTGTATGAATGAAAATTTTAGTCACAGGATCTTTGGGATTTGTAGGATCACATCTTGCGAAAAGATATCATAATCAAGGACACACAGTAATTGGCGTTGATAACGGCGTTGGCGGTTATGACGATAATCTCACAGAAGTGCAAACATTAAGAATAGATTGCTGTGATCAATCAGCACTCGATCAACTGTTTGCAAAAGAAAAATTTGAATTGGTAATTCATGCGGCCTGCACAGCATATGAAGGATTGAGCGTTGTATCGCCGGTGCTTGTAACAAGAAACACATTTGATGCTACTGTAAACGTGTTATCAGCGTCGATTAAGCACAAGATCACTCGCTTTGTATACCTAAGTTCCATGGCTAGATACGGCCAGCAAGAACCACCGTTTACAGAAGATATGACGCCAGCACCAGAAGATCCATATGGCATTGCCAAAGTGGCCGCTGAGGACACAGTAAAATGTCTGTGTGATGTGAATGGTATCGACTGGACCATTGTTGTGCCACACAATATCTACGGGCCTAATCAAGTGTATGATGATCCTTTTAGAAATGTAGTATCAATATTCTTACACAGAAACTTACAAGGTAAGCCTTGCATAATATATGGTGATGGTGAACAAAAAAGATGCTTCTCATACATAGATGATACGTTGCAAGTATTTGACAAAGTCTGTTTTGATAATTCTGCTGTGGGAGAAATATTCAATATAGGTCCAGATGAAGATTATGTTACTATTAATGAACTTGCTAACATTACAGCCAATGCAACCGGTTACAATGGTGAACATGAATATATGCCGGGTAGACCCAAAGAAGTGAAGTATGCAACTTGCTCATCTGACAAGATTAGAAAATACTTCAATTATGAAACCAAAGTTTGTATTGCAGAAGGCATACAAAATACGTTACAATACATTAGAACTAGAGGCATAAGAAAATTTAACTATTCGTTGCCTATAGAAATTGATAACGAGCATACGCCAACCACATGGACAAAGAAACTAATATAACCATATGTTGCCCAAGCAGAGGTCGTCCCGATCTTGCAAAAAGAATGGAACAATCTGCATATGACACTGCCAAGTGGCCGGATAAAATTAAAGTAAAATTTTATCTCAATGACGATGACCCTACTCTAGACCAATACAAAAAACACAACTTGCGTGATGTTAACATAGGTCCAGACAGAAGCACAGTGATGAGTTGGAACGTGTTGGCAGAAAGTGAACACAGTAAAATGTACAAAATGGTTGGTGACGATGTAGAGTTTATTACGCCTGCATGGGATCTTATATTTTTAGATCAATTGTTACAACATCCAGATGGCATATTTGCAATTGGTACAGCAACCGGTAAGAAGCATGGAATGGAGCATCAAACTTGTCCACATCCTACTATTGCAAGACAATGGCGTGATGCACTAGGCTATTTTTGGCCACCACAGTTTCATCATTGGTGTTTAGATTCTTACACAAAAGATCTTGCCATAGCAGTTGATAGATATATATTTTTAGAAGATGTTATGATTAAAGTAAAAAAAATTACACAAGACTCGACAGCAAAAAGAATAAGAACGTCAACAGTGCAATTACGCGATGAATGGTTATACAATAAAACTAAAGAATGTTTTTTTCCTGATGATGTAAAAAGATTAAAGAAGGCAATGCAATGAAAATAATAGCACATCGCGGATTACTAAATGGAAAAGATGAAAAGTTAGAGAATCGTCCGGACACATTTAAAAAGGCTCTAGAAGCAGGATTCGATGTTGAAGTTGATGTGTGGTATATTGATGGAGTATTTTTTTTAGGACATGATGATCCTAAAGATATTTTGCCAGACTGGTTGTTGGACGATGAACGTGCTTGGTTTCATGCAAAAAATACAGAAGCACTAAAAGAAATGTTATCATTAGATAAACGTGTATTCTATCACACAGAAGAAACAGTTGTGTTGACATCACGTGGCGATATGTGGTGCTATCCAGGTAAAACTATTGCTGGTGGATATTGTGTTCTGCCAGAACTAGGCTGGGAACCAAATAAACTAATTCCAGAAGGCGTTTTAGGAGTGTGTACAAATTATCCATTTAAATATTTGGAGGACAAATGAAAAAAATTAACGTATTAATACCAATGGCTGGTTCCGGCAGTAGATTTGCTGAAGTTGGTTACACTCTACCTAAGCCTATGATTGATGTTAGAGGTAAGCCTATGATTCAGATTGCTGTTGAAACTCTTGACATAGATGCCACTTATACCTATGTGGTACAGAAAGAACACTATGACCAGTATAATCTTCATGATCTTCTAAACGTTCTTACACCCGATTGTAACATAGTCCAGGTTGACGGCATAACAGAGGGTGCGGCATGCACTACTTTGTTAGCAAAAGATTTTATTAACAACAATCAACCTTTAGTAATTTCAAATTCAGATCAGTGGATTGAATGGGACAGTGCTGACACAATATCATATTGGAGTGGTGCAGATGCTGGCATGTTGACTTTCAAAAGTAACAATCCCAAACACAGTTACGCAAAAGTTAATGCAGAAGGATTTGTCACAGAAACAGACGAAAAAACAGTAATCTCAAACGATGCAACTGTAGGAGTGTATTATTGGAAAAAAGGGTCTGATTATGTAAAGTATGCAGAGCAAATGATTGAAAAAAATATCCGCACTAATAACGAGTTTTATGTTTGTCCAGTGTTTAATCAAGCTATCCAAGATGATAAAAAGGTTCTGATAAAAGAGATTGATACATACAAACCTCTTGGTACTCCTGAAGACTTATTTTTGTATACAAATATGCTGTTAGAATATCAAACAGATAAACATGCAACTTACTTCATCGATCTCGACGGCACAATTTTTAAACACAAACATAGATACTCTGATCTTGAAGATGCTGAATTGTTACCAGGAGTCCGTGATGCGTTAGACGAACTAGACATGCGTGGCGATACAATTATACTAGTGTCTGCTAGAAAAGAATCATCACGCAGATTTACAGAACAACAACTAGCTACACATATGGTACCTTATGATCAACTTATTTTGGGTGTGTCACAGGGATGCAGAGTAGTTGTAAATGATGTTCTCAAAGATACTTCACAAAAAAGAGCAAGGGGTATAAATGTAATTACAGACAAAGGTTGGTCTGTATCGGATTTAAAAAAATGAACTTAGTAGTATTTGGTGACAGTTGGCCAGTAGGCACAGAACTTGCAACACACGAATTTGCATTTGGCGATATACTGCATGAAAGTTTAGATACTGCAAATTTTATTAATTGTGCAGAACAAGGCAGTACTATTGATTCGTTGGTATTACAATTAGATAAATTTATTAAAACTCGAAAATTAGATAATTGTATTTGTGTATTTTTTATAACCAATCCTGCAAGATATTTGTACTTCGAAGATAATAAACCAAAAGTGTTGAGACCCACTGGTGATAAGAGTCATTTAACAAAGTTTTATTTTAGTGAAGTGCAATCAGATGAATTAGATTATCACAAAGCAAATATATCAATCCTAGCACTACAGAGAATGTGCCAGCAAAGAGGCTACAAAGATTTTTACATAGAAGGATGGACCAATATAGATTGGAAATATCATGGCATAGACGAAACAAAATTTTTACCACAAAGTGCAGTGGAGATGTTTGGTGCAAAAACAAATAACAAAACTTTAGAACTCACAAAGTTTCAAGATAACAAATATATCTCACCCAACAAATATCATCCAAATCAAGAAGGACATAAATTAATTGCAAAAAATTTGCATGAATTTATCAAAGCACATGAGTAATTGGATAATCAAAAGCAAAATACGCCTAGATGAAGTATTACCTATTATTGATAACTTTACTGATGAAGACAAAGCAATAGATTTGTCTACTAATTTGCGTTCAACTAAAGGCCAGAATTCACAACAATGGCAACTGTTTAACAAGAATAGCGATGAATGGGAATCGCTGATACAAGCATTGAAGGACAAGTGCAAACTTGAGTGGAAGGAACGTTTTGACAAAGATATCAAGTTAGCATGTGTTGGTGCATGGACGGTCAAAGGACAAGAATATTCTTATCACACATTGCACAGTCATCAAAAAGGCAAGACAGATGTATCTAACCGTATCAGCACAGTGGCTTATCTGCGGATGCCGAAAAGAAGATGGGACGGCGATGGAGCATTTTATTTTGTCTTGCAAGAAGACGAAAACTTGCTTTCTTATCATATTGACCCTGAACCAGGAACTTTTATTATCATGCCAAGTGATATGTTACATGGCGCATATCCGCAACCATCTGGCACTAGACAAACTTTGAATTTAGATTTTGAATGGCGAGAAAATGAGTAGTTTTACAGTAACAACAACATGGGGGTCAAAACACTGGGATGTGTATGGTCGAAGATGCATACAGTCAATTGAGAAACACTGGCCGCAAGAAGTAAAAAAAATATACTATCCCGATGATGTTGCACAATCATTCGGAGCAGTAAACACTGAATATTACACACTTAAAGAAACACAACCAGCATTGCAAAAATTTATAGAACGCAACAAGGACAGCGAGTACATTAAACAACGTATGGAAAAACCGTTACGTTCAGCATTCGAATATGATGCTGTCAGATTTTCGTGGAAAGTGTTCTGCATGATTGATGCGGCAAAACGTTGCAAGACTGATAGATTAATATTTGTTGATGCTGATACAGTTACATACAAAGATATTCCAATGACGTGGTTAGAACATATTGCTCCGGCAGATAAATTTTCAACATTTTTAGGTAGGCCTAAAAAGGGATTTTCAGAAACTGGATTTATAACATTCAATTTGCAGATGCCACAAGCAAAAGCATTTTTTAATCGTTGGCAACAATATTATGATCAAGACTTGTGGAAAAACTTAAAAGGCTTTACAGATTCTTTCACTTACGATGCGGCAAGGATAGATACAACTGATAGAAATCTCGACAATGATTTGAATGATGGAAGATTTTTAGGATATCGAGGGTCAAAGCATCCTTTCGTTAATTCAGAACTGGGAGAATATATGGATCACTTGAAAGGTGATCGTAAAGATGCTAAAAACAGTAAAGCATCATTAAAAGTTAAATGGGAGCATGACCACTGGAAATGAAGATAGCAGTATTCAAAGACACAGCCGCAAAGGCAGGCATACCGGTCATGGATGCATTCATACGCTCACTTGCAAGTGAGGATTATGTGGTATGTGATAATAACAAACGGCCTGAAGCAGACGTTGTGGTAATATGGTCGGTTCTGTTGAATATGTATGGTCGCAAACCAATTTATGATTATTACAAAGACAAAGCAAAAATAGTTGTAATAGAAGTAGGTGGATTGATAAGAAACGAAACATGGCGAATAGGCATAGGCGGCATCAACAGTGTGGCCAATTTTGCTAATCAAGATGTAGATCACGTAGACGATTCAAGGGCAAGAAAATTAGGACTGTCGTTAAAGCCATGGCGCGATGTAGGCGAAAGTGGCCCAATTATAATCTGTCTGCAGAACACAAAGTCTGAGGCATGGACTGCTGGCCCTGTTAAAGTTTGGTTGCGAGATACTATCGAACACATAAGAGCATCAAGTTACAGACCAATAATAGTCAGACAACATCCGAGACACAAAGAAGACATTAAATTAATGCTTACTGAATATCCAAATGTAAAAGAAGACTTTCCTCGATTTACAAAAGGTGACAATGTTAATTTTGATGAACGACTACAAGAAGCATATTGTGTCATCAATTACAATTCTAATCCAGGTATTGAAGCAGTAATGGCTGGCATTCCTGTTATGGTACATGACAGTTCATTGTGCTATGAAGTAGGAAACCCATTAGATGGCGATATCAATGTTTTACAAATGCCAGACAGACAACATTGGCTGAACCGATTAAGTTACTGCGAATGGTTTGTGGACGAAATAGAAAAGGGTATCCCATGGCGTCGCATTAAAAAACATTTATCGACTAATCATTTAACCAATCAATGGTCATTTATATGAAAAAAACATTTGTCTGTGTGTGTACTGGAACAAAGTACGGTCCTGAGTATGTAAACACACTATACAATATGGTTACGCGACATTCTACTAATGTAGAATTCAATCTTATCACAGACAATAAAAAGAATGTTAATTCGAACATAAAACAAATTATAATAAAACCATTATATAAAACTTGGTGGAACAAAGTTCATATGTTTAGAGATGATATAGGATTGGAAGGAAAAGTTGTGTTTATGGATTTAGATGTAGTAATCATTAACAACATTGATCATCTTTGGGAGTTTGAAGGTGATGCATTTGTTATTATACAGGATTTCAATAGGTGCAGAATAAAAGACTTTAAGACACGTAATTCATCGGTAATGAAATTTAATGCAGGACAAGAAGTTAATATGTGGAATAAATTTCATGACGATCATGAAAAGGTTATGTCATCGTATCCAGGTGACCAAAACTATGTCACAGCAGAACGCCCTCATTCTTGTATGTGGCCTAGAGAATGGATTATGAGTTACAAATGGGAAATTGGAATGATTAAAGGAGACCCAAGTTATTCACGCAATGATGTAGTTGGAAAAAGAGAACTTCCAGATGATTGTTGTGTTGCTGTATTTCACGGGAAGCCTAATCCTTCAGAAATAAAATTAGATCCACTAATTACTGAGAATTACAAATAATGGACGAAGACATTTATATCAGAGTAGACGAACCAGACACAGTGTTTACAGAAGAAGAAAAATTAAACTGGCGAGATATTTCTAACACTGAAACTTGTGTGTTAGACGGAAAATTGTATTACAAAAGAAGTGTACTTTATCAATATCAAAGAGGCCAAGAAATGTCGTGGCTTGGATTTGCTAGGGTGAGACCTCAAGATGGCAAAGGCGACAAGCATGATACATTAGAAGCAGTAAAAAATTTAATGGACAAAGTTATATCAGAAACAAGCACACACACAAAAAATACACTGATGAAGTATGTGAGAGAAAACTTCAACGGCAAGTCACATGTCAAAGATGTTGGTAAAGTAGTGCCAAAAATTATAAAAGAACAACTTACACGATCTGGTAAATGGGAAACAGTTACCAAGAAAAAATATATTAGGATAAGACAGAAAGGATAAATTATAGTATGTCATTATTTGAATTTGAAAGTTACGGTATGCCTACAGGCGAAGTACTCATACCAACATACGAAATGACAGAGAGCAATGAGCAACCAGCATCATTCGAAGGACACAATATCGATCAATATATCGGTGATAGAAAAGTTGTATTGATAGGTATACCTGGAGCATTTACGCCCGGGTGTACAAATACACATCTTCCCGGATTTGTTGAAAATGAAAGAGCATTATATCGTAAAGGTATACAAGAAGTTATCTGTATGAGTGTAAATGATCCATACGTGATGATTGCATTTGACGATTACATCAATGCTGAAGGCTCAGAAATTACAATGGCGGCAGATCCATATGGTGAAGTTACTGAACAATTAGGATTGTTGACAGACATGGGACCATTAGGCAAACGCACAAAACGATTTGCGGCAGTAATAGAAAACCAAAAGATAATCACAATGTTTGTAGATGAACAAGGAATAGACAAATCATCTGCAGACAATATTTTAAAAAGTTTATAATGGCACTAAGCGAATACACTGGTGAAGAAATAATCGCCAATATCATAATAAGACAAGGACAAAAACATGAAGAGCGAGTATGGATTCCACGTACTGTGTTTAATGATCCGGCCGGCAAGGATGCGTACATAATTGGCAATGGTGAATCACGAATAGGTTTTGATTTATATAAGTTACCACAAGATACCTACGGATGTAATGCTTTGCATCGAGACTATGAACCTGATTATTTGATTACTGTTGATAGAAAAATTTATCAAGAAATAAAAGATTCTGAATATGGTGAAAAAAATGCCGTGTATACAAATCATTTGAATATGACTAGAATAGGCGGCTCTTGTAATTTAATTCCAAACAATCCATATATGGGTGCTGGAACTACTGCTATGCACATTGCTATACATGATGGACACACTAATTTGATTTGTATAGGATTCGATTGTGCAAAAGATGGACCAAATCTGAATGTATATAAAAATACCAACGCATACGATAATGAAAATACTGTTGTTAATCAAACACACTGGGCCAAACAGATATATGGGTTCATGCAAGAAAATTCCCATATTAGTTGGACATTTGTTGAAGGAGATTTGCCTCAGCAGTTTTTCACTCTTGACAACTGTAAACAGATCACTTACAATGAATTAAATACATATATTAAATGAGCAAACCAACAAAGATAAAAGTAGGATGGAAAGACATTGACATTGATTATGTTAAAGCATCTTTCAAAAAAGACAACACAGATTGTTACGGACAATATCTAAATCGTGAGAACAAGATCGAAATACACGAAGAACTAGATAATGACGATCTTGCTAACACAATGCTACATGAAGTTATGCATGCCATTGTGTATCATTCATCTCTCAACCAACCCGGTGGTCCATTAAAAGATGAGGAATCAGAAGAACAAACCACTAACTCGTTATCAAATTGGTTAATTGGTGTGTTTAGAGATAATCCATGGTTTTTAGATTTTCTAAAAGAAAATATTAACCGTACAAAAAAACCAAAAAAATAAAATGAAAATTACTGCTGTTGATTCTGCTAAAGATTTGTTTTTAGTTGAAGACATTTTTCCTAAAGAATTATTAGATATTAATCTAGAAAATTTGCCGTGGAAAGATGTTCCAGATTATCCTAGACAGATGATAGACACACAAGAAGTTGACCAATCACATGTTTTTTATAAGATGCGAGAGCACTTACAATCACAAGAGGAATATTGGAGTAAATTTTTTGATACAGATCTTATTGTGCAAGAACCTAGAATATGGTATGACGAACCTGAATTCCACATGGAGGGTTGGCACATAGATGGTGACGAGTCAGCAGGACATATTTCTCCACACGGTGCAATCCAGATTTATCTGTCTGAAGCAAAAGGGCAACCAGGTACTACATTTTATCACATGGACGAGTCAATTCGATATGAATTTGCTTACAAAATAAACACAGGATATGTAATGCGTAATCATCTAGAACAACGACATGGTGCTGAAAAAAATACCACAAATGAAAAAAGATTAAGTCTTTACTGCGGTTTTCACTTTCTAAATCAATAACTTAGCACTGGTTGACGCATTTGTCAAAATACCATATAATAGTAGTATTAATAACCAACTATGAGGGTAATAACAAATGACAAACGCACAATTAGTATTAGATAAAATACAAGAAACTATATGTACCGAAGGAACAACTTATGAAGGTCGTTCAGGTTCATTTAAATTCATCACAGGAAAAGAAACTCCTGCAGGCACTATCAACGGTGTAGTGAAAAAAATGTACACAGGTGATGACGCAACAGTAAGTTGGAAAACTGCTGGATCGTTCAAAGTATTAGTAGACGGCACTGTGACAAGATTTACAGGAATTGCTACAAAGACTACAAATCAAATCACTAGTGACGTACAAGCACAAGCAGAAGCAATTAGTGAAGAGCAAGTGAATGAAGAAATTGCAATCGCAGTTTAAGATATCCGATCTACGGATATCAAATGCAGAACAGATGGTCCTAACCGCAACGACCGAATGGCAAACACGGTTTTGGACCAATGTTCGAGATTCATTAATACGCAGACATTTAAGCAACTACCGTTGACTGAACGCAGGTTTCCATTTATAATAAACGGATGCCGCATTGTAGTATAATAATTAAAGACGAAGTAAACGTCAAACTAGATGGTTTAGATCTAGTGACTAGACGCAAACTGGCCAACAAATTTAAGTACGAAATACCAGGAGCAAGATACATGCCGGCTGTGAGACTAGGCAGATGGGATGGTACTGTATCATTCTTTACACAGGGCGGATTGACTTATGTGAACTTGCTGGACGAAATTATTCCAATATTAGAACACGAACAATACACATTTAACTTAGAAGACGAACGTGAGCATTATGACTTAAAGTTCGAACCGGTTACATCAGAAACATTCAAACATGTCAAGTGGCCTAAAGGACACAACAACGCTGGAGAGCCAATTGAACTGCGTGATCATCAAGTAGAAGTTATCAATAACTTTGTAAACAATCCACAATGTTTGCAAGAGGTGGCAACTGCCGCTGGTAAAACAATTATCACAGCCGCATTGAGCAAACTGATAGAGCCGTATGGTCGCAGTATTATTATTGTACCAAACAAATCACTAGTGACACAGACTGAAGAAGATTATATCAATATGGGATTAGATGTTGGTGTATATTTTGGCGACAGAAAACAAATAGGACATACACACACTATTGCTACATGGCAATCATTGAACATACTAGAAAAGAAAAGATTAAACTCTGAGGACAATCTAATTGAAGAATTCAAACGTGATGTTGTGTGTGTAATTGTTGATGAAGTACACATGGCTAAAGCAGATGTATTGCGTAGACTGTTAGGCAATGTGTTTGGACAGGTGCCCATACGTTGGGGACTAACTGGCACCATACCCAAAGCAGATCATGATTTTAAATCTCTCCATGTGTCAATTGGTAATGTAATCAACAGAGTGAGTGCAAAGGAATTGCAAGACAAAGGCTTATTGGCAAATTTGAATATCGAAGTTATGCAGATGGTTGATTTTTGCGAGTACAAAAATTACAGAGAAGAACAAACATTTTTAGTAACCAGACAACACAGAATAGATTACATTGGTAAACTTATAAAACAAATGGCAAAAACCGGCAACACACTTATACTGGTTGATAGAATTAAGACAGGCGAGTTGTTACAAGAAGCGGTGCCGGATTCAACATTTGTAAGTGGCTCAACCAAAGCTGATGATAGAAAAGAAACATATGATGAGGTGAAAGAAAGTGAAGGCAAAGTAATAATTGCAACTTATGGTGTTGCATCTGTAGGAATTAATTTGCCACGTATATTCAATCTTGTATTGTTAGAGCCAGGTAAATCATTTGTGAGAGTGATACAGTCAATTGGTAGAGGAATACGTAAAGCCAAAGACAAAGACTTTGTGCAAGTTTGGGATATTTGTTCAACAGCAAAATTTTCTAAAAGACATCTTACAGAACGCAAAAAGTTTTATCGCGAAGCAGAGTATCCTTTTAATATCACAAAGGTTGACTATCAACAATCATAAAGCATATAATAGTAATATATGCAAATACTAACAGTAGACAACGAGTGCTTTGTACTCAATAAAATTCCAGATCAAGTAGATGAAGATTTAAGATTTTCAGTGCTGGATAATTCAGATCCGAATGAACCAGATTTTTTCTTTATGCCTTTGATTTATTTAGAATCTTTTTCTTCACCATCAGTGACACTAGAAATAGCAAACAAAAAAATACAGATGCCTTTGGATTGGCATATTCTGTTAGGTGATTCAGAAGTAGGAGAATTAGAAATTATTCCGTTAACTTCGTTAAATGATAGATCATTTCAAGCATTTTGCTTCAATCCAATAAACGGATTATTACCAAAATATCATGATGTTAACATCACAAACATCTACAACGAAGTAGAATGGTTCTTTCCACGTGTAAGAAACAATCAATTGATTGCAATACCGTTAGAATTAACACCCGAACCACAGTGTGCATACTTTATTAAAGATGTAAATCGTAACAACGACTCTGTGCATTTAAACAAATTATTCTGGAATGGCCGAAATTAATTACGAAAATTTTTATAATGACACTCCGCTGATGGTTATATCAGGCCCGTGTCAAATTGAATCACGTGACCATGCTATAATGATTGCTGAACACGTTGTTGATGTGTGTGATCAATTAGAAGTGCCTCTATTGTTTAAAGCAAGTTTCGATAAGGCCAACAGATCATCGATGAGTGGCAAACGTGGAATTGGTATCGACGAAGGATTAAAAATTTTACAAGAGATTAAAACAAAGTTAGGAGTATCAATTACAACTGACATTCATTTACCGGATCAAGCACAATCTGTTGCTGAAGTTGCAGATGTAATACAAATTCCTGCTTTTTTGTGTAGACAAACAGATTTAATTGTTGCGGCGGCTAACACAGGCAAAATTGTTACAATCAAAAAAGGACAGTTTCTTTCATACACAGACACAAATAATATTTGTAGGAAAGTTGCTGAAACCGGCAATACTCAGAGTGTTATTATTGAACGAGGAACATCATTTGGTTACGGAAATCTAATTGTAGATATGCGAGGATTTGAACACATGAAAAGATGTGATACGCCGATCATATTTGATGCAACACATTCTGTTCAACATCCAGGAGGTCAAGGCCAATCATCGGGTGGTGACAGAACTATGGTTGAACCGTTGAGCATGAGTGCTGTGGCACAATCTATTGCTGGAGTATTTTTAGAAGTACATGACGATCCAAACAATGCACCGTCGGATGGTCCTAATGCACTTTTCTTAAGCGATTTTAAAGACTTAGTGCAACGTCTTAAATCTTTGGATGAGTTTGTAAAATCACAATAAATTATGCCTGATGTTAAGAACGTTAGAATAAAAAATGGCATACGCATTGTTGAATCATTCGAAACTGTAGATACTTCTGATCCAGAACCAACTCTTGTAATTCCTACCCAAACAGAAAAAATATTTTTGAGTGCTATCGATGCCTTTTTATCAAGACATCGAAAAAACAGATATGCACAAGGACATTGGGTATGTTTGAATCGAAAGATTGCGGTGATTCCTATAATGCGTTCGGCGTCATCATCTATAGATGCAGTGCTATCAAGACATGCAGACTGGAAGAAATTTAATAATAGAGAATGTACAAAAGATTATAAATTTTTTACTGTATGGCGAGATCCTTACGTGAGATTCATTAGTGCATTGAGTAGAGAGCTAAGTGACTTATGTGATCATCATAAAGGCAATGAAAAAGAAATTATACAAAAAACTACTACTGCTTGGTTGAATAATCCTGCTTTTATTTCAGATTTGAATCACACTATATCGCAAACAGAATATTGCAGACAAGTAGTACCAAAGCATTCTACAGTAACAGTATACAATATAACTAAGTTGAAAACAATGTTAGGTGAGGCTTTGCCATTAATGGGTTCTGTCCCACATTTAAATCCATCAATTGACTATCACACAGATATAAAAAAATTTTTTGATTCAGAAAAAGAGTTTATGCGGAAATGGTGTGAACAGGAATACAAGGAAGATTATGTGATTTGGGATCAACTTACAAAAGCAGACACTTTACCAATCAGCGTTACATATTGATCTTTAGCAACTTTACGCCATGCATGAAAGTTGTGTTCAAGTTTAGGCAAACATTTTTTATACAAACTTTTTAAATCTTGTCTGTACAAATTTTTAAGACCTGTTTTGATATTGATACGTTGATAATGATACATTGGAAATTTGTTATCTTCATAATCCACCGTGGGCCAATCAAGTTCATCATCGAATGTTTCTAATCCATACGAGTGTAATACATCAACAATATTTGGATCGCCATATATTACAAAAGGCCTAGACCCGATCATAGGTTTAATTGTTTTTTCAGATATCCATGTTGGATAGCTTGATCCATCTAATGTTTCTGTCACTATGTTTAGGAAATGTGAGTTCCATACATCAATATCTCCCAACGAATAAATGTCGTTTGGATAGTAGTCAGACTCCTTAGGGCCAGGATTGTATATACTGTCGTTGCCTTCATGTGCAGGGATATTGTCTTTTAATATATGTTCGCCAGCCAATGTAATAATTCCTGGTACCGACCAATTATGTAAAGATTTGAACAATGCATCGCGATTATGTTTCCATTTGCCTTGATAACACAAAAATACATTTTTGAATCCACTAGGCTGTACTTGCTCCCATGAGTACTGCACAAATTTTTCATCACATATATTAAACCAACTTGCCATATAATCTAAAATTAATACTCTATCGTTGTTCCCATATTGCTCAACATAATCGTTGTGTGCAGGAAATTCATCCCACCAATTCATTACAATAACTTTGTGATGAGGCTTACTCAACCAACGATTGATATTGTCTTTGTATTCGGCCATGGTGCTCCATATTGTATCAACTACTAAAACATTGTCGCCTACGATTTGGTCGAATACTTTTTTAATCATCGGATAAGATGCCCAGTCAGTTGGATATTTGCTCAAAATTAACATATAAATTCTTTTACTTGGTTCATTGCTTCGTTGTGTTTTATTATAGCATATGTACGCCAGTTTTCAAAATTGTGTTTTATTTTTGGTTTTAATTTTTCATACCATACTTTTAAATTTTGTGTCTTTATAGTATCAACAATTTTTCCAATTTGGTTGGCATGCTCTGTAAATTCAGGGTGTGGCTCATGATCAAACTCATCATCAAAAGTTTCAAACCCAATGGATTGCAAACGTTCTGTAGTTTCAGGATGTCCGTACACTATGAAAGGTCTACAGCCTATTATAGGTTTGAAAGTTTTTTCTGTTATCCATACAGGATAATATGTTCCATGCAATCCTTCTGACACAATGTTTAAAAAGTGTTTATTCCACACATTCATATCTCCTAATGAATATAAGTCTATACTTGGAGGTAAGTCGTTGGTTTTATTAATTAAATTTGATCCATGGGTGTATGTAATTGTTTCGTTAAAGTTTCTTTGTGTGCCTAAAGAAAGTGTTCCTGTGTGTTTTGATAATTGGTTGTACAGTACTTGCCGCCATGGTTTAATTTTGTACATATAACATAGATAGGTGCTGTCAAATGATTGCGGTTGTACTTGGTCCCATGTATACTGAGCAAAATTTTGTTCACAGTTTTTTAACCATACCCATTCATTCAGCAATACCAATACATCTTTGTTTTTGTATAAGTCACGTCTAAAGTCGCCCCTCATTTCATCCCACCAGTTCATTATTACTACCTTTTGATTATCATTCAACGCCTTGATTACATGCACATCCAGTTGATCAGGATCCATCCATTGTGTATCGATCACTGTCGTTTTTTCATTAGACATCTGTTTGTAAATCTGTTCTACTTGTTGATATGAACTCCAAGATTGATCATGATTAGAAATGATTGGCATAGGCTTGTAATTATGTTATAATATTTTATGGCTGGCAAATTTTTAGATATTAAACAGATGATGAGAGCAGTGGATACCAGAAATAAAAACTGGTATGCTCAGTTGTCGGATGAAGATAAAAAGTTGTATTCACCATATATGACACTTAAATGGACAGCATCTGTTGACCACAAAGATAGAGCAGTGACTGAATTCTATATCGAAGAAGCAAATGAAAATATCAACAAACACCTTTGGACACTGTCAAAAAATCATAAAGGACTCTTATGGAAATTGAGTGCCATGTGTGGATCAACCTTTGTATTGTTTCACAAATGGATATATCCTAAAAAGAAAACAGGATCAACCAAATCTAAAATGAAAGAATTACAAGCACTGTATCCAACTGCTAAACAGGCAGATCTTGATTTATTAGATATTACCATGAGCACCAAAGAGTTTACAGCACTTAAAAAAGATCACGGCATTACTTGACATTTTACCACGCCAGTGTATAATAAGTTATAACCATTTTCCGTAGGAGGTTAGTATGGGATCAGAAATAATCGAACTAGCAACATTAACATTAACATTTTTTTTAATGTTATATCTTGCATATCTAATGGGTAGAATTAGAGAGAATGTGAGAATGTTGAGAATGCGTTTTTCACAGATGCAAGATGATCTTCGTAATGTGTCTTCAGACATAGATCATTTAAGGAAGAAGATCTAAATACACTAATGACTTATGTGGTTGATGACAAATGTATAATGTGCAAACATACCACTTGTGTTTCGGTGTGTCCTGTAGATTGTTTCTACGAAGGACCAAATATGCTTGTCATCAATCCAGACGAATGTATAGATTGCGGTGTCTGTGAACCAGAGTGTCCTGAAGATGCTATACGGGCAGACTCAGAGAGTATAGTGCATTGGACAAATATCAATAAAGAATACTCCGAGAAGTGGTATAACAATCAGATTGTAGATCAAAAAGATCCTATGCCGGGTCATGAAGAAGCAAGTAAAATTGCAGACAAAACAGATTTATTTGACGGTAATGATTATACTGCTGATTGACAACTGTGGTATTTGTAGTATAATATAGTTTTAACAAGGAGATTTATATGAAAGAACAATGGAATTCAATTATGGACGACAGAGTCAATGCACTCAAAGATCTTCCATTCCAAGTAAAGTTTATGTCTATGCAGATATTAGCATGGATGTGGTCAGCAGTGTTTGGCCTTTACATTATTGAAAGTATCTACGCATTCGGTATATCTGCATTGGCTCATGCTTTGTTTTTAGCAATGACTTGCCTCACAGCAATTTATTTCAAACAATTACAGACACAAAAAGTTGATGGTATTCTTACAAGAGGCCTAGGCGGCGAACATGAGTAATAAAGAACGATTGATTTGGTTCTTACTTGGTTTCATGCCATTCATTGGTCTTTTAATAGCATTAGTCAAAGGGTGGATAGTATTATGAGTGATCAACTTGAATTTGATCTAGATCTAGATGATAAAGAACTTATAGTAGAAGCAAACGAAATAGTTTGGTCGCAAACACTGGATTGGATTAACAAATACAATGCAATGATCATCGGGGCTAGTATGCTTAACGCGGCCTTGAGATTATACAAGACGTCGCTTTCAGATGATGAATATAAACAATTCTGTGACACTATGTATGAGTTGACTGACCAAGTTCAAGAGATGCACTCTGGGAGCAAACATTGATAGCAAAACTAATATCATACTCGCAACTACCACAATCATTTGAAACTAACATGGATGTAACTGAGATGGTGGCTTACTGTGCGAGAGTAAGCAATCCTAGTAATCAAACAAACACAGAGACATCAGAGAAACTGATCAGGTATTTGATAAAACATCAACATTGGTCGCCACTTGAAATGGTTTCTGCTTGTTTAGAAATCAACACCACAAGAGATATAGCACATCAAATTGTTAGACACAGATCGTTTTCGTTTCAAGAATTTTCACAGCGATATGCAAATCCACAAGACATGGACGACACGTTTGAAGTAAGAGAAGCAAGATTGCAAGATCCAAAAAATAGACAAAATTCTATACCAGTTGCAGACATGGAATTGCAAATGTGGTGGGATGCTCAGCAAAAACACATAATAGAAATAGCAAAGACAACATATGACAATGCACTCAGTAAAGGCATTGCAAAAGAACAAGCCAGAGCAGTTTTGCCAGAAGGACTGACCAAAACTAGATTGTACATGAATGGCACATTAAGAAGTTGGATTCATTACATAGAACTGCGTGGCGGACACGGCACACAAAAAGAACACATGGATATTGCTCATGCCTGTGCTGAAGTTATTGCAGATATATTTCCAATGGCAGAGGAATTGATCAGTGACTGATTATCTATCTTATGCTGTACCACCAAGATTAGTTAAAGCCTACATATTTTACCATATACAACAACAAATTTTTCTTGTTGGTTTCCTGATGATATTTGCAGGAGTAATGCCATCTACATTTTTAATGCTACTATTGTTTATAGGAGGTGATTATACATTTTACAAGAACGTAGAAAAGATGTTAAAATAAACATTATGCCAACTTGTGAGTACTGCAATAAATCTTTCGCACGACAAAAAACAATAGATGTGCATATGTGTGAGCCTAAGAGACGTTGGTCGCAAAGAGATAACAAAGTTCATGTGTTAGCATTTGAAATCTTTCGTAGATTTTATGAAATGAACTTTTCAAATCAAAAACCAAAACAGTTTACAGACTTTACACAGTCACAGTATTATAGAGCATTCATAAAAACAGCAGAGTTTATTACAGGCAACACGCCTATAGAGATAGGTGCTTTTATTGACTGGCTGTGTACATCAAAAATAAGAATAGATTCTTGGCCAAAGCAAGGCACTGTGGATGCATATATTAAACAAATAATTAGAACAGAACCAGTACCACAAGCATTGAACAGAACAATCATAGCAATGGGAGAATGGGCAGAACAAGAAGATGCAAGAATAGAAGACTTTTTTAAATATGTAAATTTAAATCGAGTAACACAGATGATTACTAATGGTAGAATATCTCCATGGGTATTACTCAATAGTGAAACGGGCAAAGACATGTTAACTATTATGCATGACGATCAAATTAAAATCATATATGAAATAATAGATCCAGAATGGTGGAAACGTACATTTAAAAAACGTGATGAAGATAAAGACTTTGTAACAAACACATTGAGGGAAGCAGGCATAGAATGAAACTTAAAACAAATTCAAGAACGTTCACTTGCGATGGTTTAATTGCCGAAGGCATGAATCCGTCTGATGGTCATCCATTAATATATCTAACAATGAAAGAGGAGGAGACTGAAATGGTATGTCCATATTGCAGTGCTTTATATGAATATGACGATAGATGAAAAAATTGATCATTACAAAGAGACATTAGATATATTTGAAGATCCGTTAGAACGATATTCTTATCTGATGGAACAAGGTGAGGTTGGTAATGTATTTCCGGAAGAGTTTAGGATCGATGAATTCAAAGTATCAGGATGTGTTAGTCAAGTATGGCTTGTACCTAAATTCAAAGATGGCATATTGCAGTTTATGTGTGATTCAGATGCAGTTATAACAAAAGGTGTAGTAAAAGTTTTATGTGATATATACGGAGGATGGGTACCATGGCAGGTCACTAACAACACCAGAGATGTCACAGAAGAATTAAACTTTGGTAACATACTGTCTGTGAACAGACGCAATGGAGCCTACAACATGATTAAAAAAATAAAGGAGTATGCTGAACAATGCAGAACATCGTTGACAAAATAATACAATGGCACAAAGATCGCAATCTACTTGAAGGTAGCACAGACAAGGATCAGGTGTTGAAACTATTGCAAGAACTTGGGGAACTGAGTGACCATGTGTGCAAAGACAGTCATGAAATGTTGATTGCTGATGACCTAGGCGACATGATGGTTGTAATGATAAACATAATGGCAAGAAACAATTTGTCTATAGAAGAATGTTTAGAAAAAGCATACAACGATATAAAAGACAGAAAAGGTAAAATGGTAGATGGAATATTTGTTAAAGAAGAAACAACCACCACCACCAATCCAATACCAACAAACAGAATGTAATGGCAAAGAAAAAATATTTTACCATACATCATGTTGACACCTATCGTGAATTGTTTAAGACAGATGATCCAATAGAACTTGTACATTGGTTCAACGATGAGTCAGTAAATATCGAACTGCATGAAATGTGGGTTGCATATGATGGCAAGTTTCATGGTGCAGAATTTATAAAGGAAAAATTTGTGGAACGCAAACGCATAGATGCGGCCGTAAAATATCAGGAGCAAAAAAATGGCAATTAAGGATGGAACACATTTACCAACTAAAAAGTTTAGAGAGAATTATAATTCAATTTTTGGTAAAAACAAAAAAGGAAAAAGACTTTCACCAGAAACTACTAAACAATTTCTAGAACGTATTGACAAAGAAAAATGAAAAAACAAAAACAAAAAGACGTTTATGGTAGAGAGATAGGTGACAAAACATTTGACGAATATTGGGCCGATGAAGAAAAATTATTAAATCTATCTCTAGACGAAAGCAAACGGCAAAAACAAGAAAGAACAAAAAGATTGAAACACAAAGATGATAATTGATTCACAAGTTTTACACACAGGCACAGACAACTTTTTTTTATCTAAGAATGAAAAAATTATTATTTCCCCAAGACATTTTACTAAAATAGCAGATGATAATGCTGACATCTCTGGTAATGCTTATAAACAATTACATACCTTGTTAGATGCTAATGAAGTGTATGTTGCACCATTCTGTGACGCTTGTTTAATTTATAGGCATCTTGTGAACAGTAATGATTTAGGCAAAACTATACTACAACATAAAAACTTATTTTGGTATACTGACGGCTTCATACAAAACGATATAGACAATCGTGTTGATCAGTCTTATGCAATACCAGGCAACTTTGTAGCAGAATTTTCAGGAGAAATAATTTCACCACAAACTCCAAATGCTTCTGTTTCTAAGTTTGTGTGTCTCATGAATAATCATAGAGAACATCGTGACCACACATTATTAACTTTGCATCATCGACATTTGATCAACAAAGGCAATGTTGTGTATCACCAACGTAAATTTGATGTGCCTGATTTGATCGAACAAGATCTTTTCGCTGATACCGGAGAAAAACATAATGAAACATACAAGGGACATATTACCAATACACCGTTATACAATGATGTTATGATAGAATTAGTCAGTGAAGCATATGTAGACAACTTGATTTTTATCACAGAAAAAGCAATACGTCCAATGAGTGTTGGTATCCCTGCTATCTATATTGCTGGTTACAAATATGTACAAACATTGCGTGACTGTGGATTTAAAGTGTATGACAATGTGATCAATCATGATTACGACAACGAACAAGATGACTTAATTCGAATTGGTCTAGCAATAAAAGAACTACAAGAAATACTAGATACGCACACACCACAACAATTTTTTCAAGCAACAGTTGATGATACTCTTCATAACCAAAAATTACTCAAAGAAAAATACTTAAACAAAGAACCGGATGCGTTCTTAAAGAGGTGGATTAATTCTATAGGCAATTAAATACGTACATTATGCATCAAGCAATTCAACACAAACATATCATTATAAGAACAGAATGTAACAATCCTCCTATGCAACCAGACGATGCTGTCGCATGGTGGAATAAACTAGTTAAAGACATCGGCATGAAAAAATTAGATGTTGCCCACAATCCTATCTGCGGCTATGTTGATACCCCTGGAAATTCAGGACTCACAATCGCTGGGATTATTGAAACAAGTCATATTGCTATGCACGTATGGGATGAACTAGATCCTGCTCTAATACAATTAGATGTATACACCTGTTCGTCTTTAGACACTGATGTAGTAATAAAAGCATTACAACAATTTGATCCTATTTCAATTGAACACAAAGTTTTTGACCGTGAGTACCGATTACACGAACAGTCTTGATCAAGGCATGGGTATTGATTATGATCAATGCGGATACAATGCAAAGTTTAGATATAATAT